TTTCAATCTTGATACCAAGAGCCATTGAGTTCTCATTAGCAAGTGATTTTCCAAAGTACTGCTGTTTTAACTCTGCACGTAAACTATAATTTCCTGACTCAAAGAATTTAGTTTCAAAACTCTTACCTGTGCTTCTTCCTGTTGCTGTGAATCCATTCTTTTGAAATACGATCTCTTCTTCATTTGCTTTTTTAAGAAAAAGAGTAACACTGTCATCAACCATGATCTCAATGGTATAGTTACCATCAACAGGGAAGTTAATATTATTCCAAATTATCTCATGAGTTCCTGCATACTCATCTGTAGTTGAAGTAGGATCAAATGGAAGAATACCATACTGACTCAAGAAATCTGCATCTCTCCCTGCTGTTGGATTAATTCTCCATAAAGCTCTGTTAGCAGAATTGATTGATTTTACTGTGTCAAATACTAATCTTTTTTGTATTGCATCAGAACTTGTAGATGGTTCACTTACTGGAGCAACTGGTGGTGCAATAGTAATGTTGTGTGTTTCATTACCACTACGTCCAACTCTTGTCCATGTCTTATCTTGAATTGTAATAGTATCAACAGCAACTCCAGCAGTATTAGGATTATCACTCCATCCCATACGGATAGTTGCATCACCAGTGCCTACTAAACTTTTACCATCAGGAGAGAAAGTTAAATTACCCGACTCAATAATCAAAGCTGCATTACTATCATTACCATCACCATCTTTTAATTCAATTTTCTTACCATTATTAGTAACTCTAATAGAACTATTTGCTGGATGTAAATTACCAAATACTATTTGTTTACCACCACTAGCAACAGGAGGACTTCCTTGACCTGTTCTTACTTTGGTTTTGATTGGGAAGTTAAGAAGATCTAATCTAATCCTATGATTTCCCTCCTTCATATTCACCTTTGTCTTAATTGGTGGAGACAAAGTATCACCAGCAGCACCACCAGAACCTGCTTCATATGTTGCTACTTGTTTGTTGTTGATATAAAGTGCTCCACTATTGTCACAACATCCTCTAAAAACATATTCACCATCGAAAGGAAAATTAATTTCCCATTCCATCGTAAAAGGAATACCAGCAAAGTCACTTGGTCTTACATTAGATCTAGGCACAGGTGAGATGCCATTGAAATTTAAAAAATCATTCCAAAATGGAAATCCTTTCTGATTTAATTGAGCATTCTCTACTTGATATACAATTCTTGTTGTTTTATTTGGTGAGGTAACTTTTAATGGAGCAAACTTTGTCGTTGTCCAAAAAGGATTTGTTAATTGCTGTAGTGTCTCTTGATATTCTTTTATAACTCTACGAGAAGGATTTTCTTCAAAAGTTGCATAGAGAGTTGGATCCCAGTCACCCAAATCCTCACCATTTAAACCTAATCTTCTTCCATATTCAATAGTATCATCTTCACATATAAGATACTCCTCAAAATCTTCTTCTTTATCATAAACTATTTCTGTTTTTACAGATTTACATTCTGGACGGGTGGGATCACCAACCATGATTGCTCTAGTAACTGCACCAGAACCAACACCCTTATCATCAACAACTCTTACGATGGGTGCATACTTATATCCATATCCACCACTGATTAAATCAACTGCAAGAAGAGATCCATCATCACCAAAGATAGGATTTCCCATTGCACCAAAACCACCACCCCCATAGAAGTTTGCCGTTGGTGGTTGTTCTTCTACTTCTTTTTCAGTTCCATCATCATTGTAAATATCTAATCCACTTACACCAGGACACTCTCCCTCTGCTGGGAGCAACTCATCAGGAGTTAATGCGTTAACCTCATTAATATTCAAATATTTAATTACATCCCTTCTTTTAAAAACAAAAACAGTTCCTGGATTTAACTTTGCATACGCATTCGCATCACAAATAGTAACATTTTCCACCAAACCTTCATCAGGTGAGACGTATGCTACCCTTATGTCTTCTCTTTTTGCTGGTCCGAATAATTCAAATGTCATGGTTTTATTTATTACTGTATCTCAAACTCATCACCAGTTAAGGGACTATTAAAATCTCCATCTTCACCTTTAAATTTATTAGAAACTTTGTTGAGATTTTGAATACCTTGTCTTGTTGGTTCAACAAACGGTATTTTACTTCCAACTCTTTTAATCGAAGGAAGGTTGGCATTATTCTCAACTTTTTTCAAACTTGGAAGCATGGTATCTTTCACACTTGAACCACCAGTGCAGAATGTATAATAATCTGATACTGCGGGTGTGGGTGCGAGCTCACAACCAAAAGCATTTAATTTAACATTCTCAAAGGAAAGTGCTGATGTCATACTACCATTAATCTTACCAATCAAACTTGTTATATTAGACATCGCTCCACTCACACCTGCAAGTTGATCTCGAATGTCTTGTAAAAATGCATTTATATTATCAAGTAAAGAATTATTTGCTGTATCTATTGCATCCTTATTAGCAGCCAATACTTTACCTATTATATCTTCAGCAACACAAGGAGGGACTTTAGGACTTGTAATTTGATTAGAGGGATTATCAACATTTGCTCTTGCCTTTTCTTCTGCTTCATCCATGTTAAAAATATCAGTTAGAATACCTTCTATCATACCACACATATCATTTGTAATCTTATTATATTGACACAAAATTAACTCAGAACTAATCTCTTTCAAATCTGCCATTTCTGCTCTTGCTGATGATGGCATTCCAGATACAACAGTGTTTAATGATTTGTTAGTTTCTTTCTGAACAAACTCTGAAACTTTATCCATCTGTATCTTCATGTATTTTGACATCTTACATGCAGCTTCTTTAATTAATTCTTTCGGATCTACATTTGTTGGTGTTGCTACTGCATCAACATAACTTGATAGTGAATTTAAATATGAATCAAGTTTTGCAGTCAGATTATCAGTAATAGTTTGAATTGCTTTTGCCGAAGACCCAACAATATTATCTGGTTTTAGAAGAGGAGTCTTCATGCATATATTTGATTGTAACTTAACATCTGATGCACTTAACTCATGAATTGAAGTTACAGTTTCTTTTGTTGCACCTGGTTGGGCAGGAGTTGTTGGACTATTTGCTTGATTATTACGTGCTTGAATACCTTGAGCAACTGCACCCCGAATATATGCATCTTCCTGTTCTTGTGTTAGAAGAGGGTTCTCTTCTCTTAATGAATCAAACTCCTCTGTTGCTCTATTAATATCTGCTTGTTGTTGTGCTGAAATAGGTTTATTATCTGGTAAACCATACTTATTACTACTAGATCCTGGTGATGGTGCAGCACGTTCCTGTTCTTGCTCTGGAGTTGCTGGTTTTTCTGTTCTTATACCCTCATCAGGTTGTTTTACTCTCGCTGCTGGTTCTGCTGGCTCTGCTCCTTCAGCAGTTCCACTGGTAGGTGCAAAGTTAGAATCATCAGTGCCAATCTTTGTCTTTAGTGGAGTTTGAGCATTATTACCAAGAAGACCCATAATAATAGGAACTTCTTGCTCTTGCCCATCCATAAAGAATCCGAAACAAAACATACCCTGTCGGATATTAGGTGTCTGATATGCACTTGCCATACCAGTACCTGCAGTGACAGGATACATTACTTGAGCCCAAGGGAGATCTTCAGTTGCAATAGTCTCTTCTGTTTGATCATGAAGACCAATGATCCTTACCTTATATCTGTACCCCCAACCTGGTATTGTATTTGGACTTTTAAATTTTCCCGCAAGAATATTATCCCTCCAAGTGGAATCGTCAGCAACTTGACCAATCCACCAGTTGAATCCCTGACCTAAAAAACCAGGATCGAATAATGTTCCTTGCTCCATAAATTAATCGTCGTATACTCTACACTCTAATGAATCTGGATGATTATCACAATAAACTTCTAATCCTTTATCTTCATGACGTGTATGCCAATCATTAATCTTGGCATCGCCAGGATTTTCTTCGTTCTCTTCATGAGCATGAAAAGCATCATTATGTAGTTCTAAATCTTCTTTAGAATATTCAATCATACCATGATTGACATGCTCTTTACCATCTTTAGGATCAAGATAGACCTCATGATTTAGGTCATGATCTGGAACTTTAGTAGTCATAGGTTTAAATTCCTCTAACGAAAGTATTTATTTAATGTTGGACAAGAAGTTATCTTGCATCACAGTTTTCGCATTGTTTATCTTTGAGAATGATGATTGTACATCAGGTGCAGTTTCAGACTTCGCTGGTTTAGAAGTAGTAGAAGAAATTGCTTTTTTCCTTTTACGTGCGTCTCTTCCAGTTGAATCTCTAATCAAATTTAATTTGGTGAGGGTTTGTTTCTGGGTGAGATAGTGACACAAATCTGCTATGATATATAGACCACCATTTTTTTTATCCACATCATCAGCACAGACTTCCTGTTGTTTTGATACGGCATCAACCCAGATAGCATCTCCTGCATGAAGACTAAAATCTCCAGGTATAGTTATGGATGTCATAACAGCGAATAATTGATTATAACGCATAATAGATTGATTAACAACCAATTCTACCTGCAAGTTCTCATCTGAAGATTTTTTAAGTTGCTCTTGACTCTTACCTGTTCCACTACCAGATGGTAGAGATCCTGTATCCTTAATTTTATATACCGTTCTAGTAAATTTATTATCTTTATCAAATTCTTCATTACCTTTTGGCAATTCTTTACCACCAGTTTTTATTTTCTTACCCTCTGAATCAATATATGAAACATTATATGGTTTTCCTCCTGAAGCAGGAGAAGGATCAAAGGTTATGATACGAGTATTATATGCTCCCATTTCATCTTTCTTTTGAGCATTAACTTTATTAGTAACTTCATATGTAAGTGCTTTACCATCATAACCTTCAGGTATTGATTGACCACCCATGTCAGGTGTTTGATTGAAAATGAATGCTTTCTTTACTTCCTGTCCAAAGAAACTATCAATAGATTTAAACTTAAAACCCTCCGATGTTTCAAAGAAAAAGAAACCAGCAGAGTTTCCTTTTGGAGCACCCTCTGGTACAGATTTCTGTGCTAACTTATTAAGAGTGAAAAAACATTTCTTATTGCGTCCTGTAAAATTAGTATCACCTTGAGTATCTTCTATGTCAAGATCTTTCTGACTATTAAGATACTTTTCATCAGTTAATAAAAGTTTTACATGTTCTGATATAGGACCATCAAACCTTTCATTAACTCTTACATCTCCATTTGTAAGAAATTCTTTAGAACATAACTGTAAAGTAACTAATTCTTTTGTTGAGTCTGTTGAAAGAACAACATGATCATTTATATACATCGTTAATTCAATGACATCATCCTTGTTGTCAAAAAATTTAAGTAAAACATTTTCTTTACCACTAGGAACAATAGGTAATCCTTCTACCACAGTTTTCTTTTTCAAACCATCTCTGACAGAATTTCCTGAATCAACAAATGCCACTGTTGCTTGAATAGAATCTTGTAATATACTCTCATAATACATTAAACGAACAGTAGAAGTTGATACATCCACAACTTTACTCTTCTTTTTGTTAGATCTAATTTTTATTGACCGTATATCAGAGGCATTGGCATCCTTTGATGTCAAAAATTTCCTATCTGATTTAGTCAATCCTGCAAATGACATTAGTTCTTACCTCCCATATCTATTTAACCACCTTCATATAATGCTTCAGCAAAATCATCACCACCTCCAGCCGATGCTGTTTCGACAGGCATTGTTTCATTTTGTTGTGCATTTCCACCACCAGAAGGAGTAGTAGAATTAACAACTATAACTTCTTCACCACTTTCCTCATAAGGAGCACGTTTACTAATAGAATTAGTCTTCGCTGCTACAGAGTTTACATCAACAGGAGTTAGTGAAGCTTTAAATGACTTCTGTAAGGTAACACGTCCTCCATTAATTTCAACAGCTTGGAGTCCATGTTTCATAATCAAATCAACATCTCCCTTATACTTTGGATTACCAACAAAATCATTAAATGCTTCTCCACTACCTTTACTAGCACTCAATCTCATATTATATAAAGCTTGCTCTATTTTACCTCTTTTTCCTGATCTCAACATAGAAACCATACCTTCATTATTTCCAGATATTGAAACTGTTTTTGTTTTTGTTTTTGTTTCTTCAGTTGATTCCTCATCCAAATTTTTTCCATCAGGATCTCTTACAAGCATTCTACCATCATTCATAATAGGATCTTGTATTTTTCCTAGTTTAGTTTTAGCAAGTCCTTTTGCTATCATTTTTGATGCAAGTTCACCAACAAATGCACCTGCCATACCAGTAATAAATCCAGGAGCACCACCAAACGGAGCACCAATGGCAAAACCTGCTGTATATCCTAACAATCCACCAATCGCTCGAAGAATAGCATTGATAGGAGACTCACCGAAAGCCGCATAGTCAAGCACACCTATGATGGCAGCGATGACTGCATCAACACCACCAATCTTTGCTGCTTTGGCAGCTTTAAGTCCTTGTCTCAATTGTAATATATTTTTGTTAGTCTTCGCAGTTTTAAGTAATCCTTTAATACTTTTAGCTGCATTTTTTGGGTTAAGATTTTTAACTTGTTTAATAAGATCATTATTTTTAACAATCTTATCCATTTTACCCTTCAATAATTTCTTTACTTTTTCTCCCAACTTCATAGGGTTCATATTCTTAATATTTTTACCTATCTGTTCAGCCCATTTTGCACCCTGTGCTTTAATACCACCAATAATATTATCAACATTTGCCATTTGTTTTTTAGCAAAATCACCAATACCCTTTCCAACTCTATTAAAAAAATTACCACCTTTTTTTATTAAGTTAGAACCTCTCTGCATTAAGTTAGAACCTTTCTGCATCAAGTTACCTTTTACATCACTTGCTCTCTTTAAAAGATTAGAACCAGTTTGTTTTAAATTAGAAGGTCTAACTTTCTGTAAGATATTAGAACCCGTTTGTTGTAAATTTCTTGCACCTTTCATTATCCTTCCAGATGTGCTTTGAACTACTCTCTTAATGTTAGTAGGTCTTATTTTTCTAATAGTTTTACGCACACTTCTCGTAGCTCTTTCTGCACGAGTCTGAAGATTTCTCCTCATTCTACGAGCACGATCACCTAATGAGTTTGGTTTTCTTCTTGGTTTACTTCTTGGTTTACTTCTTGGTTTATTACTTTGCCTATCAGATTCACGACCAAATGCAGCAGCAGTCATTCCAAGAATGGCAATCGTATTAAAAAGATTACCAATAGTTCCTACTATTGCATCAAATGTTTTAGCACCTTTCTCACCAAACTTATTCTCTACAAATTTTTTACTACCACCTATTGCCTTATCACCCCACATAAGGAAAGTTCCAAGGGCATCAACGATACCAATGACAGTGCCTGTAATAAAATCTAATACCCCACCCAAAATAGGAATTAACTTTTGAATTTGTGGTAAAAAATCAAGCATTTTAACAAGAATAAATCCCATCAAAATATCTTTAACAAATTTTATTAACCCATCAAGAAAACCTAACTTTACTTTACTCTTCTTCTTTTCAACTTTCTTATCATCCTTATCATCCTTAGTTTCTAATTCTTTTTCTTCCTCTGCCCTTAACGCTTTTTCTCTTCGTTTTCTTTCTTGGTCTTGTAATTTTTTATCTAATGCAACAGATCCTTTTAAAATTTTCTCAACCTCTACTACCCTTGTTTTAATAACAAGAATAGTATCTGATCCACTACCAACTCCTCCACTAGCAGTAGAAGTTTGACTAATTGTAGATACTGAATCTGCAAGAGGCATGTTCGCCAAAGCACTACTCGGTGCCTTAACAATTGCTCCACCACTCTTACCATTTACTTCGGATTGCCTCTGCTGTTGAGGTTGTTTCTTGTTTTTTCTCCCCATCAATTTATCAACAGCAACTTTTTTCACTTGACTCTTAACAAGTGATTTCCCAGCTGTTTTTACTATCGCTCCTAATGCTACCATATCTTACACGCTTATACCTAAAGTTTTTATTTTATGAATAGATCTTTTTGCAGCAGCATCAAAATCAGGGATGTCATTATTTCCACCTGACTTTTGATAAGTATCAACAGATCCACCACCACCTGCTACTGCTTCTCCTCCTCTCATTTGAACCTGCTCATCATATGCCATTACACTTGATTTTCTAACAGGTGGATTAACTCCTCTGTTAGGTTTAGATCCAGAAAATTTTACACTACCTCCCCTTGCATATCCTTTAAGTAATCCACCACGAGACATCCCTCTTCTATTCATTTTAACTAAACCACCACCTGCTCTTCCCATTCTATTCATCTGTAGTGCTCTATCACGAGCAGACAAACCTGCCATCGCTGCTGGACTGGTAGTATCTGCTTGTGCTCTTAAATATAATCTATTTGCTGCTGTGCCTGGTATATTTTTATTAATATCAAATGCATAATCTGCTTTGAAATTAGGATTGTCCAAGGTCTCCATCCTAATATAATTAATCTCTTTAAGTAATGCTTCTTTAACTTCTGGTTCGATAGATTCATTATTAATAATCATCTGCTCCCCATCATTAAAAGCAACCTCACTCATATTAGCAACCACCTTACCGATGTTTAACATCTTCCCATCTCTATCCATTTCTATTCTCTTCTCTTCACCATAAAACTCTGGATCACTATCAATCAATGCGTTATGTTGTTCCATAAACGCAATCAATGAAGGACGAGCTGCTTCCATTACTTCTTCCATACTTGGGTTAGCACTCTTCTCTCCACCAGAGGTAGGGAAACCTAATTTATTTGCTTCTTCCGTTCTTTCTTCAGTTAAAAAAGGATTCTTTTTTGTTGCTGGTGTATCAATAGGAATAACAAAAGCATCATTTCCTTTCTGTAAAACTTCCTCTGTACCATGACCTATGAAAGAAGTAGATTCACCACCATCTAATGATACAGGATAACCTGATTGAGGACCTTCAATCATTCCACCCTCTGCCATTTGAGGAAGTAATCCACCAACAGATAAACCAGGAATTCTCTTCAATAACCTACCCAACTTCATCTTCGCTATTGCTTTAATCAATGCAGGAATAATTTTGGTTACAAGTCTAATACTAAACTTGGTAATCATTACTCCCAACTTCACGGCCATTCGACCAAAAGCATTACCAAATAATAAGTATGCTGCCAACAATACAGGCCAAGTTTTCTTTAGAAATTTTCCTATTGCCTTTACCTTATCCTGATTATTTTTATCTTGGAACCATTCCAATAATTTAAATACTATTCTACCAAAAATAATTTTACCTAGAAAATCAAATACTTGTCCAAATAAACCTTTAACTGGTGCAATAACTTTTTCTGCACCAGACTTTACAGCACCAAAACCTTTCTTAAGTAATTCTAATCCAGATTCTTTTTCTTTTCTCTTTGCATTTTCAGTAGAACGACGTTTCTTCTTTGCATCATCTCTTTTCCCTTTAATTTGATTAATTAAAATATCACGTATAGAAGTAATACTTGTAAGAATATCCGCAAGTACATCACTACCACCTTGGGAAGAAATCTTAGATGAATCTTTAGAGGGAGGAACAAGTTTCTTTGTATCCAATTTTGCAGGAGGAAGCATCTTCACTCCCATTATCTTTTTGGGACTAACAGTTGTCTTCTTAACTTTCTGTTTAAACTTTGGATCTGCTGCCTTTCTATCTGCCCTTACTCTTTGTATTTCCTCTTGCAGTATTGGTATTCTTTTATCACTTGCATTCGTAATGGTAAGTGCATTAGTTGCCTCCATTAATGCACGTAGATAATCCACGTCATTATCAACATCCATCAAATCAATATCAAGATCTGATAGTATTTTTAAAATTGGAGGACTACTAACGGCCATTAGATTGTTGTTGCTTTTGCTTTAATTCTTCATCTTCAAGATGTTGTTGAAGAAGTGCCACATATATGTCCCTTTCCCAAGGCATCATATTTTCAATTTCTGTTAATGAATATTTATGGTACTGCATCAAAGAAAAGTTCAACCTGAAGTAATTCTCCAGATCCATGTGCATTAGGGCTAAGCGAAAAAAGACGCTAAACCCTCAAGAACTACATCACTCTTCACTTTAGTTTTTGGATTAGTTACCTTAACTTTGTGAGATAGTTTAGGCATTGTCTCAAAGAATGTTTCAATCTCTTTAAATTGAGAAGAATTCATCTGCTCCAAAAATTCTTTTATCTCTTTCTTTGTACAATCTGCAGCAGCCCACACTTCATCTGCTGTATAAATCTTATCAATACAAGTAGCAATCAAATCAAATGACTGATCCATTGCATTAGCATCATCAAAATCAAAATTATTTTTAATGAACTGTTCCAATGATGGATATCTTAATTCCATCATAAGATCTTTATCAAGTTTAATTTGATTAGTATGTTTATCATTTTTTTGAACTTTAATATCATCCAAATCAATAGTCACAGGAACTTGAGTTTCTTCATCATCAGGACATATAATATTAACTTCAATCTCCTCTCCAACAGACTTACCTCTGATGTTAAGGAATAAAAATTCAATATCAAAGGTAGGAAGTTGATCTACTTTAACACCTTTTGTAAGAACACAGTTCTTTAAAACATTTTTTATTGCAGTTGTAATCTGCTTTGTATCTTCTGTTTCTAAAGCAAGTACAAGTAACTTCTCTTCTTTAACAAGAAAAGGTCTGTAGTTA